GTTGATTATCATACTATCAAGAGTAAGATATTCAATCATTTGGATCGGCATATTACTAGTAGGATACGCTTACGCACCGATATATCTATTTACCCATAATAACATATTGTTTGATATTTCTTTCAACATTGTTGCAGCATTGGTGATTTATTTACACATTTATACTGTTAAGTATATCAATGAGTACTTGCAAAAACAACAGATTAAGAAACAATTCGGTACTTATCTAAGTCCAGACTTAGTTGCTCAACTACAGCGTCAGCCAGAACTACTACAACTCGGTGGTACTGAACAAGAACTAAGCATCATGTTCACAGATGTTCGCGGATTTACTACAATCAGTGAACACTATGGTAAAGATGTTCAGGGTCTAACTAAGATTATGAATCGCTATATGACTGCGATGACTAAAGCAATTTTAGAGAACAGGGGAACTCTAGATAAGTATATAGGAGATGCTCAAATGGCATTTTGGAATGCACCTGTAGACAATCCGCAACACGCTAAGGATGCAGTCAACACGGCATTTATTATGCTAAAGTCTCTAGAGGAATTCAATGATGAAGTTACAAAAGAAGGCATTCCAGCTTTTGGAATGGGCCTCGGTATTAATACTGACACTGTGGTTGTTGGTAATATGGGCAGTGATCAGCGTTTCGACTATACTTGTCTTGGTGATGGGGTCAATCTTGCTAGCAGGCTCGAAGGTCAAAGCAAACCTTATGGCGTTAAAATCGTCATCGGACCTAAAACTGCGAAGTACGTTTTGGACACATACCAAGTAGCTGAACTTGATTTGCTTGCGGTTAAGGGTAAAACTGAACCTGCTAGAATCTTTACAGTGTTCCCCTTCCACGATCCGTTGGGTGAAACACAGCACATGAAATTCTTAGAACTATATCGTCAAGGACACTGGGAAGTTGCAGCAAACTATGCAAGCGATTTAAAGCAAGCATGGCGTGGTGAAATGAACCAGTACTACGATATGATGATAGAAAGAATCAACGAGTATAAAGAGAATCCTCCCGCTAATTGGGACGGAGTATATCGGGCAACATCAAAGTAGTTACCCGAATATTTTGACACAGACACAGATATGTTGTATACATAACTCTGACATTAAAAATGTCAAGTTTTCAAACTTAAAAGGAAAAAACAAAGTATGAAAAAGTTAATCGCAATCGCAGCACTCGCAACCGCTGCTCTTTCAACCCCTGCAATGGCATCTGAATTTGCTGGTCCTCGTCTTGAGGTAACAGCTGGTGCAGATGAAGTTCGCAACGGTGTTGACGCAACTGACATTGCCTATGGCGCTGCCCTAGGCTATGACCTTCAGTTCGGTAAGGTAGTTGTTGGTGCAGAAGCTACTGCTGCTAACGTATTTGACCGTGCTGATTTTGGTGCCGCCGCTCGTCTCGGTTATACCTTGAACAAGAATGTTCTTGCGTATGGTCGTGTAGGCTACACCAATCTTGATCTTGGCGCACGCTCTGCTGATGGTGTTACTGTCGGCGGTGGTCTTGAAGTGAAGCTTATCGGCTCAACTTTTGCTAAGGCTGAGTATCGTTACACTGACTTCGACGGCAATCTCGGTCGTCACGGTGGACTCGTTGGCTTCGGTCTTCGTTTCTAATTAAGTAGAGACTAAGCGTAATGGCGGCGAGTAAAATCGTCGCCATTACCATATTTACGTTAAATACATATATGAGAATAGGTCTTAGTCAATCAATAATTAATTATAATGGTTTTGCGCATGATGCTATAGATCACGGTTGGTACAGCATCCTAAGTGGGCATAATCTATTCTGCATTCCAAATACATTAAATCAAGATTTCAATGCGGTAACTGATAATTTAGATTCACTAATATTGACCGGCGGAGAATATACCGAACTTCGAACATCAGTTGAACTGGCACTAGTGCGCAATATGACAGAGCATAATAAACCAATTATTGGAATAGCTGATAGTGCATTTGAAATAGCTGAATCCATAGGTGGCGAATTAGCATCCATAGAAAGACATTCTGATGCAGATTATCCTATCTTTTATCACAGAGAAGTATTAGAAGTTAATAATTATCATAGCAAATTCATTAAAAATTTACCAAAGTCTGCAAACGTGCTTTGTTTAGATTACTTAGGAAATGTGCAATCATTTATCAACGAGAATGTAGCCGGCATAGTTTGGAATCCTGAAAAAATGTCTAAACCATGGATTCCACCTGAAATTGCATATATGCTTCGTATTTGATAAATATATCAATGAGAGCAATAGAATTCATCACCGAAAGAAAACGCAAAAGAAAAAAGTCTAGACGGGCTTATGGCGGATATTTCTATCCAGGTTTTGGTTACGGAGACAACAGCTCCGGCGAAGGTGGCGGAGACGGCGGTGGCGGCGGCGAAAGCATGTATGAATCCGCAATTAACGATTTAGTTAAAGAGCTTCCTTCATTAGCTAAACACAGCTATAACAATATGGATAAGCTCCTGAAAAAGGTAGCTGCCAAACATAAAATTTCTGATAGAGCGTTAGAAAGATTATTCACTAACAAGTTTAAAAAGTCTCCTCGTTCTTGGTTTGACGGTAGACTTGATGAAGACAATGATATGGATTTGCAAGGTGAAGTAGATAAGTTCGCACAGTGGACAGCTAAGCAATTAAACCTAGGCGAAGTTCCAAACATAGAATTATCAATGGATACCGAGGAAGCACAAGGAAATCACCACACCGGCGGCCATGTGCCAGGAGAAGATAATATTTGGGTGTATGCTAAGAATCGTAATCTAGTAGACATTCTCAGAACGGTATTCCATGAACTAGTTCACGTTCGTCAACATGAAATAGGCATGATTAAGCCCGGAGATAGTTATCCAGGGTCGCCCATCGAAGCAATGGCAGATATGCTAGCCGGTAAATACATAAAGATTTACGGCGAAAAAAACAACCACATCTTTCAATAAGGTTACCAATATAGTTGAATTTTCTGCACAGTCTGTTATACTAACTAGACTAAAGGAGAAAACATGTCACGTACATTCAATGCAGAAGCAAAAGTTAAACTAACCCAACTCATCAATGAAGGCATCAGTGTTTTACAGGAAGTAGAAACACTAAACGAAGGTCTTAGCGACACTGTTAAGGCAATCGCAGAAGAACTTGAAGTTAAGCCATCTGTTCTCAAGAAGGCAATCAAGATTGCTCACAAGCAGCGCCTCAATGAAACAAACGAAGAAAACGAAGAACTTAATACTATTTTGGAGACTGTCGGTAAGACTAGCTAATGTCATACGTTGATGCCGTTNTAGATTCAAAAGCAGATAAAATCTACGTAGTAGAGCGTACACCTGAGGGTACACGAGCTTATAAAGAACTACCTACAAACTATGTTTTCTATTATGAGGACCCTAGGGGTAAATATCAATCTATCTACGGCGATAGAGTAAGTAGATTTTCTACTCGCAAGAAGGCAGAATTTGAAAAAGAAAAGAGAATGCATAGAGGCAAGACTCTTTTCGAAAGTGATATCAACGTAGTTTTTAGGTGTTTATCTGACAACTATTTGAATGCCGAACCACCAAAACTTCACACAGCATTCTTCGATATTGAGACGGACTTTGATCCTGAAAAGGGTTTTAGTCCGACTGATGATCCATTCAATCCAGTGACCGCTATTTCAGTATATCTTGATTGGCTGGATCAACTCGTTACTCTTGTCATTCCCCCGAAGCATATGAGTGATGAGACCGCGCAAGAACTAACCAAAGATTTTGAAAATTGTTTTTTGTTTAGGTCAGAAATTGAAATGTTTGAGACATTCTTTGACTTAATCGAAGACGCAGACGTATTGACTGGCTGGAACTCAGAAGGGTACGATATTCCCTATTGTGTGAATCGTGTTACTCGTATTATGAGCAAAGATGATACACGCAAATTCTGTTTGCTCGGACAAATGCCTAAGCCACGTACTTATGAACGTTTTGGTAAAGAAGAACAGACTTTCGATTTAATCGGTCGTATTCATCTGGATTATCTTCAATTATACAAGAAGTATAACTACGAATCGCGCCACAGTTATTCGCTAGACGCAATCGGTGAATATGAATTGGGTGAGCGAAAAACTCAATACGAAGGTAGTTTGGATCAGTTATATAACAAAGATTTCAAAACTTTTGTAGAATATAACCGACAAGATACGATGCTTGTGTTTAAAATCCATGACAAACTCAAGTTTCTTGACCTTGCAAACGCACTAGCGCATGAAAATACAGTCTTGCTGCCGGTCGTTATGGGTTCTGTGGCAATGATTGAAATGGCTATCTATAATGAAGCACATCGCCGTGACATGATTGTCCCTGACAAAAAGCGCAAGGATATCTATGGAGAAGAACAACAAGCTGCCGGTGCATATGTTGCTACTCCAAAGAAGGGCATCCATGAATGGGTAGGCGCAGTTGACATTAACTCACTGTATCCGTCTGCTATTCGTGCATTGAACATGGCTCCGGAAACAATCGTGGGTCAAGTTCGACAAACAATAACTGACAAATATATGCACGACAAGAGCATGTCTCTAGCTAAAGACAAACGCAAGAAGAAGAACGGTGACGATGCTGATGCAGTAACTGGTGCAGTTCTTTGGGAAAATATGTTTGGTTCATTAGAATATGCTGCTATTATGAATCAAGAACGAGGAACAACGCTCACTATTGATTATGAAGATGGTCGTAGTGTTGAAATGAGCGCAGCAGAGATTTGGAAGCTTATCTTTGACAGTCATCGCCCTTGGATGATTAGTGCTAATGGTACAATCTTTACGTATGAGAAAGAAGGCATCATTCCAGGACTATTATCACGCTGGTATTCAGAGCGTAAAGAAACTCAAAAGCTAGCTAGAGAAGCATATGGCACTGAAAAGTTTGAGTATTACGATAAGCGTCAGCTAGTTCGTAAGATTTTGCTTAACTCAGCATACGGAGCACTGTTGAACGAACACTGTCGTTTCTATGACAAACGAATCGGTCAGTCAGTTACGCTATCCGGTCGCCAGATTGTTAAACACATGATGAGCCAAATTAACGAAACGATTACAGAAACGTATCAACACGACGGTGATGCGATTGTGTATGGCGACACTGACTCTTGTTATTTCAGCGCATATCCTATTCTTAAGGACCGAATCGAATCCGGTGAACTTGAATGGACAAAGGATGCTTGCATTGATTTGTATGATCAAATTGCAGAGTTAACTAACGTTAGCTTCCCCGCGTTTATGGAAAAGGCATTTCACTGTCCTCGTAAGAATGGCGAAGTGATTAAAGCTGGTCGTGAACTTATCGGTGATCGCACTCTCTTTATCACAAAGAAGCGTTATGCTATTAACATCTTTGACTTAGAAGGTAAACGCCAAGATAAGGATGGTAAAGCTGGAAAGATTAAGGCTATGGGTCTTGACCTTAAGAGAGCAGATACTCCCAAGTATGTTCAAGAGTTCCTCATGGAAGTTCTCATGATGGTACTAGGTGGTGCGCCACGTGATGAGGTTATCACTAAGATTAGAGAATTCAAGACTTGGTTAGGAGAACAAAATAGTTGGACTAAGGGTTCTCCGAAGTCTGTTAACAACCTGACTAATCACACTATCAAGTTTGAAAAGACTGGTAAGTGCGGAGTTGGTCATGCTAGAGCAGCTATTAACTACAACTATTTACGCAAGATGAATGGTGACCAGTATAGCCAAAAGATAGTTGACGGCATGAAGGTCGTTGTTTGTTCACTGAAGGACAATCCACTTGGGTTTACTTCAATCGCATATCCAACGGACGAGCTTAGACTTCCTCAATGGTTCCTGGATCTTCCCTTTGATGACCTTGATATGGAACGCAAGTTAGTTGATGAGAAGATTGACAATCTGTTAGGCGTTCTTAATTGGAAAATTAGACAAGACACTAATACGAACAGCACTGTCGGTGATTTATTTGATTTCGGTTAACAACTTCATTGACTTTTGCATTAAATCCCACTATAATACGTATATAACAAACCTAAATACTTAAAAGGAAAACACATGAAAGATTATTTACTTGATTTGATTCAGCACACTTATGGACTAGGTGTAGTTGAACTTGTTAAAATTGACGGTTCAGATACCGAAACTAAGATTGCTGCATATGCAGAAGATAAGTCAGTTATCGTAACTGGCACATTTAAGACTCCTATTGACGGGTTTCAGGGCACGTTTGGTATGCCTAACTTGAGCAAGCTCAAGACTATTCTCGGCTTTGATGACTATGATGATAAGGCTATCATCAATGTTACTCGTGATACGAGAGACGGTGAGAGTGTCCCTACAGCAATTCACTTTGAGACTTCAACTGGTGACTTCGTTAACGACTATCGTTTGATGAGCAAGGTTGTTGTTGAAGATAAGGTAAAGTCTGTAACGTTCAAGGGTGCTGCTTGGGACGTTGAGTTTGAACCTACTGTTGCTGGCGTTATGCGTCTTAAGAAGCAGGCAAGTGCTAATAGCGAAGAACTTAACTTCAAGACTAAGACTGACAGCGGTGACTTGAAGATTTACTTCGGTGACCCTTCTACTCACTCAGGTAACTTTGTGTTTCAGCCTAATGTAACTGGCAACTTGACGAAGGCTTGGAACTGGCCTGTTAAGGTATTCCTTGCAATCATGGATCTTCCGGGCGACAAGGTTGTTCGTTTCAGTGACGCAGGCGCTGCTGAAATCACTGTTGACAGCGGTATCGCTAACTATCGTTATTTGTTGCCCGCACAGGCTAAGTAATGCTACGGACGGTTAGCGGAGCAGGTAGATATGTGATGGTGCAGGGCGGAATGCCTGCACACACATATATCAACTCTAGTTCAGGTTATATGAATGTTGGGGATGTTAGATACAACGTTCAAATGCAGCGACTTGAAGTTTATGATGGTCAAATTTGGATCGAAATCAGCACTGGTCATGCTAGTGTTGGCTTAACTCCCGATGCTGAACATGCATTAGATTGGGCTAATCGGAAGATTGCAGAAGAAGCCGAACTTGATAGGCTAGCAGCATCTAATGCTACCATCGCTGACCTTATTAAACAGAAAAAAGAACTTGATGATAAGATAAAGATGGTTCAAATACTTACGAAGGAAGAAGTAAAAGTTGGAACAAATTAACCTTTCAAACAGTCACAATCCCGATTGGGCATTGTTTCTGCCCGCAGTCTCGTCTTTCTTCATTGCTGGCTTAGGCAAGCAACGTGAAGGTGAACAATACTTTGATGCAGCAAGAATCCCTGCGGCATTCAACGGTGATGTTGAGAAACTAAATTTTCTCAATGAGAAGGAAGGTTTGTACACTTACAAGTGGGGACTATATTCTGCTGGTCACGCAAACTTAGACATTACGAAGAATGACCATAACGAATCAATCATTCGCAAACGTGATCGTCAAAATACGTTTATGTTGGGTGACTCTGGTGGATTCCAGATTCTTAAATGTCAATGGCCAGCAGATTGGAAAGATCCTAACTGTCCTCGTGCTATGAAGAAGCGTCAACAAGTTCTTACTTGGATGGATGAATACATGGACTATGGCATGTGTCTTGATATTCCATCACAGTCTCTAACAACTTATCATATTGAGGATCCAAAAACGCAGAAGAAGGATCCAAAGACTAAGAAGGGCATACCGGGAACTGGTAAATCAACACACGGTATTAAGACTATCCAAGATGCTATCACTGCTACTCATATTAACAATGAATACTTTGTTGCTAACCGCGATGGTCGTTGCAAGTTTCTAAACGTTCTACAGGGTCGTAATCATGGTCAGTCAGATGCGTGGTACGAAGAAATGAAAAAGTATTGCGATACGAACGTCTACGGCGATAAAGCTTTTAATGGTTGGGCATTCGGTGGTCAAAACAAGATTGACATTCACTTGATGCTTAAGCGTCTTGTAGGAATCATTCACGATGGCTATCTTGAAGAAGGCAAGCAGGACTTGATTCACTGTCTTGGTACTTCGATTATGGAGTATGCTGTCCTCTTTACTGATATTCAGAGGGCNATTCGCAAACATCATAATCCTAAGCTACAGATTACGTTTGACTGTGCTAGTCCGTTCTTTAGTGCTGCTAAAGGGCTTGCATATAACAATAACACATTTGAGCATAATACTAAATGGTCTTATTCAATGGAAAAGACTGCTGAAAACAAGAACTACGCAACAGATAATCGCAAGTTCAGTGATGGCTGTCTGGCTGACGGTGTTCACAAAGTTTTTACTGACAGCCCGGTAACTGATAAGATGTTGCTACGTGATCTTTGCTATCGTGGACAGGGCTTCTTAGGTCAACACGGCAAAGAAACAAAGACTAGCTGGGACACGCTTAGTTACACCCTATTGCAGGCACATAACGTGTATCAACATATGACTGCGGTTCAGGAAGCTAATCGCCGCTATGAGAATGGCATCAAGCCGAAGATGGTAATGGATCCTCTTGGTAATCTTAACTTCTCGGACATCGTTGATGAGATTTTTTCATTGAAGGATCGTCAAAAAAGCCTAGAGCTAATTGAAAAATACAGCAAGTTTTGGATGCAAATGAAAGCTGGTCAGGGTTTTTCTGGTAAAAAGGCTATCAATGCTCATACTATGTTTGACCAGTTGTTTGAAGTCGCAGACTGCGATACCAAAGACGATATTGAAATTGATGAAGTCATTGACGATACTGATGACTTGATGGCAGAAGTACTAGATGATTCCTAATCTTTCTAAACCTAAAATTAACTTAGATTTATCTAAAAAGATATTCGTTAAGGCAGGGGTACTGTCTAATGACGCATGTGAAGAATTGATTAATGCTAGTGCAGACTCGTTAAATAGGGGAGAAGACAAATACCCTGAATTCTTCACTACTAGTTTTTCTAGTTGTTTGCTACCGTTAGACCATTCTATTCATTCTGACTTACAAGAAACATATAGTGAAATTAATAACTTTTTCAACTTTGATATTTCTTTTGCTGAACCATATGAAATCAAAAGATATCAAGGTGGTGATTATTTTGGTTCTCACTTTGATAACTATGGTGCTCTTTCAGAAAATATTGACAGAAAATTAACGATAGTCGTGTTCTTATCAAAAGAAAATAGCTATGACGGCGGTGAACTTAATATTTTTGGAAAAGATGTAAAAATAGAGCAAGGCTCCGTAGTAGCTTTTCCTAGTTTTTTCCCACACAGCGTTAAAAAAATCACGTCCGGTGACCGATGGAGCGTGATTACTTGGCTCTGGGGAAATTACTGGAAGTGACCAAAACAATTGCATTTCCTACACATTAATGCTAAAGTGAAAATATGATGATAATTGCAGAAGTCCTAGACTAATATTTATATGCTTGATTTTCAACATCCAGATTGGCATTACGGTATATCTTATACGGATAACAAATCATTTATTTGTCCAAAGATTCCTAAGTGTGCTAGCTCATGGGCAGAACAATATTTTTTAGCATTAGGTTGGGAAACAAAATCGTTTGTTGCTGAACGTCTTTTTGACTTGAATGCACTGGTATTCTTGAGAGAACCCAAAGAGAGGTACATCGCTGGATTAGGAGAATTTCTCAGCAGACACCATAGTTTCTTATACCATGAAGCTACTAACTCTGTTGAATTTTGCAATAACATATTTAAGGTTATGTTCAGTAACTTACTGTTTGATGAACACACTAGTCCACAAACATTTTTTATTCGAAGCTTAAACAATCCTATATACTTTAAAGTAGATGATAGTCTTTCCGAAACCGTTGCTTCCTTTCTCGGAACCCCGGTTGATAGCACTTTTGTAAATTCTAGGGTCAATGGAATGGGTTGGAGAGACCGTGCGTTGGAATATCTTGCTAACAATGAATTGGCGACCAAAGCACTTGACTCTTATTTAAAAACCGACTATGATCTATTTAATTCAGTGAGATTTAACTAAATGACAATCGAAACAAATATCCCACAAGCTCATGCTGATAAACGTGACCGAATCAAGGGTGCTGCAAAGCGTATGATTTGGGTTACTTTTCAGCGTGAAGGTATTCATAAGTATCCCGGTGCAGACACCGATCCGAAATTGGCAACTGGCGACGAATATGACGTTAGTTTCCTAGGTTACCCGCATCGTCACATCTTTCATTTTACAGTGGCGATTCAGGTAACTCACAATGACCGTGACATTGAGTTTATTCAGTTCAAACGATGGCTTGAAAATAGTTTCAAGTCTGGAGTGATGCAACTTGACCACAAGTCTTGTGAAATGATTTGCGATGACCTATATGAGTTTATTGCAAGTCGCTACCCCGACCGTGACATTGAAATCACTGTATCAGAAGACGGTGAGAACGGTGCCACTATCTACTACAACACAACTAAACCCTATCAATCACTTGTCATCTAAGGAAAATAAAATGGCAAATACTATCAAGACTATCAGCATCAATCAGATTTTTAATGATTTGGATCGGTATCGTAACTTTTGCGTAGAGTTCGGTTATCGCTTCAATGAAGCTGATCTATACAACACTCGGAGCTGGAACTATAAGCAGTTTCAGCGAATGCTAACAGGACAGCGTCCTCGTAATCAATGGGAAATTGATTACGCAAAATACAAAGAACAAGGAGCGGCACGACGCCGTGCCTAAAACAGTTGTTGTCATTACAGGTGGTTTTGACCCGCTGCATAGTGGGCATTTAAACTATATCAACGCCGCTCGTAAACTTGGCGACATACTTGTTATAGGTGTTAATAGTGATGAATGGCTGGCTCGTAAAAAGGGCCGGTCATTCATGCCTTTTGAGGATCGAATTTCTATTATACAATCATTGCAAGGAGTAGATTACACTATTCCGTTTAATGATAAAGATGGCAGTGCAAAAGATGCTATACAGTGGACCCGAAGAGTATTTCCGCAAGACAAAATTATTTTTGCTAACGGTGGCGATAGAACCCTAAATAATATTCCAGAAATGAATATCATAGATGACAATCTTGAATTCGTGTTCGGAGTAGGCGGAGAAGATAAAGCTAACAGTTCTAGTTGGATTCTTGAAGAATGGAAAGCTCCGAAGACAGAACGACAATGGGGCTATTATCGGGTGTTACATGAGAACGGACCAGAAGTCAAAGTTAAAGAACTTACTGTTGATCCGGGAAAATCGTTAAGTATGCAACGGCATATCAATCGTTTGGAACTATGGTTTGTTGCACAAGGCACTGCAACAGTGTATACTATTAATAGTAGCTCGGATGAAGAATTAGACGGAGTGTATAAGAAGTTTCAGAATATACACATTGCTACTAATCAGTGGCATCGCCTAGCTAACGAAACAGATAAGCCACTAAAGATTATTGAAATACAATACGGCAACGAATGTGTTGAAGAAGATATAGAAAGAAAAGATAATGCGTAAACTATTTTACATGGGACTTGAAGCGTACAACGCTCGGTACACACTACAACTTACTGATTGGAATCGCCGCGTCTTTGAAAAGCGCGGCATTGACGTTGTATACGTCCCTGGCGAAACACTTGATAACAGCCAAAAGATTGTAACTGGTCAGGTTCTTGACGCACATGGTCGTTCATACTTTGGCATGAGTCAAATGATGAACCTCGTCAAGATGATGCAGCAGGGTGAAGTCACTAGCGAGGATGTTATCTACTTTGAAGATATGTTCCAGCCGGGCATTGAATCATTGCCTTACATCATTGACCAATGTGATGAAGACAATATGCCTCGTATCTTTGTTCGTTGTCTCGCACAATCTATTGACCCCGATGACTTTGTTCATGTCTGGGGAATGGATAAGTGGATGGGACTATATGAGAAGATGGTCAACGAGTTCGCAGACGGAATTCTTGCAACTAACGAAGAAATGGTTGCACACATGAAGATTGCAGGCTGGGAAGCTCCTATCTACAATATCTCAGGTCTTGCTTTTGGTAAGGATGAGGTTATTGAGCGTGTTGGTGGTAAGATTAAGCCATTCAATGACCGTCGTTTGCGTGTAGTGTTTTCTGCACGTTGGGATCAAGAGAAGCAGCCCGACTTCTACATGGACTTGATTGACGCATGGCATGTGCGTTATCCTAGTAAGGATGTTGAGTTTGTTGTTTGCAGCGGCGGCGAGTTGAAGTCTAATAACGATAGCTACATGGCTCGTACTCGCAAGATGGCAGAAGAAGGCAAGCTTGTTATCTATGACAATCTTGACAAGAACAAGTATTATGAAATTGTCAACGATAGCCGCGTAGTGTTCAACTGTGCGCTGCAAGACTGGGTAAGCAACACGGTAAGCGAAGCTGATGCTTTGGGCTGCAATGTATTGTATCCTGCGTATCGTAGCTTCCCTGAGACTTTCGCAAACGACCCAGAGCGTCTTTACATTCCGTGGTCTATTGATGATGCTATCGCTAAGTTGGATCCTCTACTCCGAAAGGCACATCCGAACATGGGCAAGATTAGTGACTACACTGATGGAACCATTGATCGTATCTGTGACATTCTTGAAGGCAACGGTAGTAAGTATCTTCGTATTAGTAGTGACTATAGAAAACATACTCGTGAGGCGAAGTATTGATAAATAAGAATGTAACACAAAGGTTACAAACAACATTAACATATCCGTGTAAGGAAGGAAACAAATATGTCTTATAACAAAACTAAAACTGATCCAGAGTTGGGTCAAAAGATTCACGAACACCTAGTCAAGATGGGTGTTGAAACTCCCACAAAAGATAGCGCACTAGACCGCAAAGAAAAGATTGAGGTTATTGAAGCACACTTCAATGGCATTATGAGAGCATTAGGTCTTGACCTAGAAGATGACAGTCTTATGGATACACCAAAGCGTGTTGCTAAGATGTATGTCAACGAAATCTTTTGGGGTCTTGACTATGATGCATTCCCTAAGTGTACAACTGTTGCAAATAAGATGAACTACGATGAAATGGTCGTAGAGCGCAATGTCAATGTACAATCT